GATCGGCCATGAAGCCGTGGCTGCATGATACTGCAAGGAAGCGTTTCCACTTCCGTGTTATGTTCGCCATAGGCTATTTGCGCTTGGCAGCAGCAGCTTTCTTTGCAGCCTCACGTTGGACGCTGTACGCGATAGCGACGGCCTGCTTCTGTGGCTTACCAGCGCCGATCTCGCGCTTAAGGTTATCGGTGAAAGCTTTCTCGGATGCTGATTTCTTTAGTGGCATAGTGTTATTTAGATCCAAATGCTTTTCGGACTGCTGCTCGTTTAGCTTCTATTCCAGAAGTATACACGCCTTCAAGCTGCTTTCTGTCGTTGTAAAGCCTGAAGTTGTTTTTGCCAGTCTCTACAATCCTGTAGCCGGTGAAGTTGTCAGTCGTGACGTTTCCACTCGGCAACTGCTGCTCATCGGAATTGATCTCGTTGAACGGCAGACTCGCGCCAGATTGTGGATATACACGCAACCAGGACTTGATGCGAGGCAGCGACTGTTGGTTCAAGGGGCGCAATAACTCGATGGCAGCTTGCGGGTCGATCATCGCGTTAACAAGCATACCCTGAGCTTTCTTTGCGACATCACCGCGCCACATACCACGGAACAAGTCCGTCATGTTGGACATTGGCCCGGTTAACTTCTTAATGTCAGCAGGAAGTACCGCTCCAGTAAGCCTGCCAAGCACGCCAAGTGTGTTTTCGGCCAAGCTAATATCGAGGTCACCTGCGAGCATTTGGTTGAGACTTGTGACTGATTGGCCACCGGCAGCACGTTTACGGCGAGCATACAGCTCAATCTGCCTGCGAGCCTTGTCTAAGGCTTGAAGCTCTTGTGAGCCTTGCCCAAACAATACCTCAACTGCTGACCTTTGCGCCCCTTCGCCTAGGTACTTGTTGAGCTTATCAAACGAAAGCGAAAGGTCTGCTTTAGAGATCGGCTTAATTGCGTTCTCGGTTGACGCCACTTCACCAGTCCTACGGAGCACTGTGTTGAGGTAGTTCTTAAGGGCGTTTTTAAGTCCTTCAATTGCATCTCCGCTTGGATCTTGCGCTGCTCTAGCAACTAGCTCTTCCATGTAAACCACAGCGTTATCGCTGTTAAGCACTTTACCTATTGCTGACTCTGGAGCTGCGCCAATGTACTGAGCAGCCTGACTAGCCTGCACGGCCTTCTTCTCGTCTTGGAACCTTACTTGAGCTTCTGCCTTAGCTTCGCCTTTTACTCTTAAGGACTCAGCTCTTGCCTCTTTAATGTCCTCAACCGCCAGCTTCTTTGTTTCGATTGACTTTTCCTTTGCTTTAGCAAGATTGAGTTCTTGAACAGACTTTTGTTTCTCAGCAGATGCTAAAGCGGAAAGTTCTGGAGCGATCTTTGAATCGTAAACCTCTGGAAAAACATCGAGTAGCGTCCTGCCGCTTTTGCCGTTTACCCAATTTTGAATTGCCTTTGCAGTTGGATTTGCTCGCACAGAATCAAGCATTTGACCGTAAATCCAGTCTCCAACTGCCTTAATAGCATCTGGACGTTCATCGACAGCTAAACGAAGCTGTTGCAATGCCTCTTTTGAAGTCGCATACGCCTCAACTGTTTGAGAAGGATACACGCCACCCTTGAGCACTCGTCCTGAAACGTCGTTTAGGTACTTGTCTGCGTATATCTTGTATTTTGCGTTTGCAATCTTAACGTCAGCAGACAATTCACCAAGAGCATCAAGGTCAGACTGAATGCCGTCCTTTAACTTTTTAAGCAACCTGACAGTGTTTGGGTTGCCTCCTGGGCCAGACTGTTCAGATATTGCGCCAGAAACAGACTGCAACACACTGATCAACTCTGACGCAGGACGCTCTTCGCCTTTGTATGCCGAAATAAAGTCCTTAACCTTTGATGGCAAATTGTCCATCTTTGGTACTTCTGACTTGATTGAATCAGCGGCGGCACGGCCTTGTTCAAAGGTTGTGGTTATTCCCGCCGTGTCTAGCTCTTTGTATGGAGCTTGCGCTTCAGCCTTTGCAAGTTGTTGCTCAGATTGAAGAACCTTAAACACTGCATCTCCAGCATTTGTTTGATCTCCACGCCGCATGGAGATTTCACCCTGCGCACGCTCTAGTTCATTGGCTATTCTTGCGTTTGCCAATTCAGCACTAAGCACACCTTCATCAACACGCTTTGCTTGTTCGAGCGCATTTTTATTTGCTCGATCCATGATGCTCTTCGATACAGCATCACCTTGTTCCTCAAGCCCTTTAGCCACTTCTTGCGCCCTAACAAGAAGCTCTTTGTTTTGCATTGCAAAGATATCTTGCGAATATTTTGGCGAAACAACAGACGGCTCAAGCGTGACGTCAACCTTCTTGGCTAAAGCTTCTGCGCTAGCTTGATCGATGTTTCTAAGCGTAGCCTCGCGGTTGCGTAGAGCCTGTTGAAGGCCAAGGAATCCCTCGTCACCTACAACGTCGCCACTTAGCGGACGCACACCTTCTCCTGTGACTTCACCGGCTCTTGCAAGCTTGGCGACAGCAGCGTCCTTGTCGCTGACAAAGCGATCCATGACATTACCCGCAGCCTGGCGAGCAGCAATCTCTTGCCTAGCCTTTGGATCAAACAACCTTTGGCCAAGCTTGGTTGGCTCAAGCACGGCGCCGGTGAGTGTGTCGAACGCCAGCCGTTCAAGGTCAGGCAGCTCGCCTCGGACTGCACTGCCAGCAATGGACACCCCTGCGCCTACGCCTGCGCCGATGCCCGCGCTTTTAGCTAGTGCTTTACCGACCTGGATGTCACCAGCCAGTGCGGCGCCTATCCTTGACACAGGAACCTTAGCCACCATAAACTGAGGCACAACTTCACCTGCAAGTCTTGAGTAACGAGTTCCTGCCGATGCAGTGTCAAAGTTGGCTTGAGCACGCTCCTCAGCCGACATTGGCATCATGCTTTCTTGCAAAGCTGAACCAGCAGCAGATCCTGCCATGCCGCCTGCAAACGTGCCCGCCAGCGGAATAGGAGCCATTGAGCCAATTGCGCCGCCGCCAATTGCGCCTAACGTTGGGATGATCGCCCGTGTTGCGCCTCGGTATGCAGCGCCAAGTGCGCTAGGCTGCATCTCCTGCTTGTAGGCATTCCATGCCTGTGCAAACTCAGGGTCTGTGTCTTCAGATGGCGTGAAGGTAGGCGAAAGCAAGCCCTCGGAAACGGCAGTGTCAAATATCTCTTTTGGCGTCTCTCCAAAGCCAGCAAGGTTAGTAACGCCAGTTGCCTTGGCAAACCCAGCCTGAAAGCCAGACTTAGGCATAGCAGCTTCCCGCTCGGCCTCAAAGTCACCAAGCAGCGAGATTAACTGTGCGTCACTTAACTGCGAAATGTCAGCCATATTACTTAGTCTTAAGAAGTCCCCTGCGTTCAGCTTCTCTGATCAAATCTTCCCTGCTAGATCCAACCGGGTTCTTTCTGCTGATCACCTGCATCTGCATTGCAGGATTATATGCCTTTAATTTGTCAGCGTTAAATCCAAGTTGATTTGCAATTTCAGGATTAGTGCTTTGAGCAAAGTTATTATAATCAGCAATGTTTCTTCTAATCATTACATCATGCATATCCTGAACTTGCTTTTTGTAAAGATTAACGCCGTTCTTTACAGCATTTATGCCTTGAAAGGTATCTTTACCCATCTCAAATAGGTTTGAAAGATTTACAAATGATGACTCAAGACTTGGCATAACACGCCGAGCTTCACCTTCCGACAAGGCATCCGGCGTATCACTCATCATCTGGTTATAAGTTTTACCTTGAGACAAAAGTTCTTTAGAAAAGTTAGCCAAATATGTGCGCTGTTTTTCTGGGTCTTTAGGCAAATTTGCAAATGTAGAGTCAATCAAATCAACAATCGACCTAGCGTCAGATGTTGTTTTAGACCTAAGCATTGCTCTTTGAGACAAGTCTTTAGACCGCTCAACCAATATCGGGTTTTGTTTAAAGAATGACTCTGGAGTTGGCGTCTCTTTTGGGATGAAGTCAATCTCACTTTCTAGCGATTTACGCAAATCATCGCGCATATCCTTTGGCGCAGACAGCACAATCGAGTTAATCTGAGATGTGAGCATCCTTCTGGCCTCTTGCGCCTTTGCTGCCTTCCCAGCAAACTCGTCGAACGGGAACGACATGGGTGCAGTCTGTTGCTGTGGCTGCGCAGGCGTAGGCTCCATGCTCAACGCGGACACAGTGCTAGGGCCACCGGCAGGCTGTTCTTGCGGTGGAGTCTGCTGAAGGAACTGCGTGTCAGACGCCATCTGCCGTGTCTGCTTGGATGGCTTTTCTGGAAAAAGCTCTAGAAAGTAATCAGATAGTGATGCCATACGTTGTTGGACTACTGTGAAAACATGCCTCTGAATGACCCTAGGCTTGATCTAAATTCATCGATCTTGGTATTTACGCCTTTGTATCTCTCTTGCTCAGCTAAACGCTGCTTCCTCTGCTCTTCAAGTTGCGCATACTGTGGGCCAACGCCAACCAGCGCACGACCCATGGCTCCAGTTTGTTCTGCGCCAATTGCTTGCATCTTGTAGTACTGCCCAATAGCCGGAGGTACAATCGTGTTAAAGAACATGTTCTTCTCCGATGGCTTCATGTCAGCAGTCTGCGCAAGGAATTGGCTGGCTTGTTCTTTTGCGGTAATCACACCTTCTGGGCCTTGTTTATCTTGAAAGAACATGTTCTGAACCAAAGGATTCTTAAACAGGTTGTCGTATGCTTTATTCTGCGACTCAATCTGCTTTTGTTCTTTTGCGTACCCAGCAACTGCACTGGCTGCTCCAGTGATGCCCTTGGCAATACTTTCCCCGAGTGCAGCGTAGCCCCGTCCTTCAATTTGGCCCACGTTAGCGTAAGCGTCAGCAATGCCTTGGCCCATCAAGCTCATCGCCTGTGGTGCTGGTGTGTTAAAAAGTTCACGAGGTCTTGCCATAAAATTTGGTTCTAGCTTCTAAACAAAGAGGACTGCCCTTCTCAAACCGCTGGCAGGCTTGCGGTCTATGTTCATAGATTGTACACGAAACTTCCTGCCCAACAATCCCCGAAAGCGCAATACAGCGAGCTCCAACGCACTTAAGCAGTGGTAGATCGTCGCGGATGTATTCTTTGGGGATGTTAACTGCATCGGATCTATCCTTTCGCAGAATCGGCCAACTGGCCTTGTGGCTGCAACACGCCCCGCACTTTTGGCAATCCAGTTCGCATGTTGCAGTATGGGCTGACTGGTTCTTCGTGGAGGACATGCTCATGCAGGTTCTCTACGTCGATCTTTAGTTTTGGGCAATGCACAAATGCAGATTCTCTACGGTCAATGCAACGGAAGCAGGCATGGACGTAGTCGCTGTTCATGTGCTTGTCCGGCTGGGACACAACGTCCGAGTCATACCTGTTCTGGTCGTACTTGACGTTGTTTGATGTGATATACAGCGAAATATCTTCATCGTTCCATTCACGAAGTGGGAACCACATTTCTGTGCCGTTGCCTATAAGCTTCATGTCCACCATTAGTGGAATCTTGCCAGTCAATGGATCTTCATCACTGCTTTTATGTCCACAGAACAGTACATCAAAGTCGTTAACAACATTGGCCTTTGGTCTGTGCAGCCACTCTTTGCCACATACCCAAGGCTTTGTTAAGTCCATCATTTCCGTTCCGCGCATGACTTTTAGCTGCCCGGTTCCGAGTGAATACGTCTCACAAACGTCAATACGGTCATTCCCGTGTGTTAGTGCAATCGACGCAGGAATCCAGTCGTGGACGGTTAGCTTAAGCTCTTCCTGCACTTCATGGTGGTGCTTGTATTTATGTGACAAGAAAGGCAGCTTGAAGTGAATTACCTCGATATCCGGCCTGACGGTCAAACATAGATCCAACAGCACAGTAGAGTCCTTGCCGCCACTCCATAGAACAGCGGGACGCCTGGCCCGGCCAAGTGCCTTTTTAATCGTATCTATGGCGTGAAAAGTATTCATTAAAGTGCCATTCCAGCTCCCATCAGCAATCCGCCGCCAATTGCGCCCATTGCACCCATCTTGCCTGCGCTTCTAGCTGCGTTGGCTTGAGCTTGACCAGCAGCCATCTGCATCTGCGCGTTGTACGCACCGTAGATCGAGCCCATGCCAGTCTGTGACTCTGGATTAAAATATTGTGGGCCAGCCTGCTGCTGTGCCATCATCGCGTTCTGTGCGGCTTGACCACCAAACGAACCAGCGTACATAGGCTGTTGGTAGAACGAGGTCAGCGCAGGAGCGGCCTGTTGCTGGAAGTAGCCACCCAATCCTGTGCCAAGGGCCACAAGCTGCTGCTCCCGGGCCTGACGCGCGTTGTAACGGTTCATCACCTCGGCAAGGTTGCTCTGCCCGCCTAGCGACGTTCCCCGAACTGCGTAGCCTGCTCTAGCCTGCTGGTCGAGCATGCGCTGTTCTTCTGGCGACAAGGCTGCCCCATTAGCCTGTAAGCCGCCGAGCTTTTGCTCTGTGTACTTCTGGAGAGCTTGGTTAATCCCGCCAACGCCTTGAGCCTGCTGGAAGGCTTGAATGTACTCTGGAGCACGCTGCTGCAAGCCACGCAACTGCGCCGCCTGCTGGCTCTTCATGTACTCTTCTTCCAGCGCGGAATAAGACGGCTGAAGCTGCTTGTACAGGCCAATCTGACTGGTAGCTGCCTGCTGGGCAATCTGATCTTGCAGGGTCTGGTACTTAGGCTGATAAGTCTTTTCGCTCTCGTAAATCTGTGGAGCCAGTTCAATCTGCGCCTGCAAAATAGACCGCATCGACTCCTGGTAGTTAGGAGCCGGTGGTGCCGATACAACTTGAGTTTTACCTCCGCCCATATAAAAGTCTTTCTAGTTTTTTAGGAGTGATCTGTGTGGCGTGGTCGTGTCTCCATGCCCAAACTTGTGTGATAGGTGCTTTACGTTGAAAAAACTGCCCAAACATTTCACCAACAGCTTCAGGCTCGCTTGCCCAAGCCATGTGGATCGTCCATGTGCCATCTTGCTTGCGCCACCTCCAGTTGAAGTCGCTGACACCGGGATGCGTGGTTGAGACACCTGTGATCTTGCCGTCGCGCCGAGCAACGTAAATGCTATCATGGACGCCGTAGAAGCTAAGATAACCATCCACATCATCTCGGGATACCTGTCCCAGAAGCTCAATATGGTTGCGGCATTGTTCATATAGCGTGTCTACAAGTTGTTCCCAGTCCTGTACGGTCATTAGGTTTTGACGATGAACATCAAGGCTACGTTGCGGGGACGGGTTTCGGCAGTGCCGGTTGAGCCTGTGGCAGACGTTGCAATTAAAGGTCTGTTAACTTCCAAGCCAGACGAGGGTCCAGTTCCAAAGGATTGAATAAGATTAATTCCATGCGTGTGCGGCTGGATGTCCTGCGCTTGAGCGGACAAGATCTGCCGAGGATAATCCACTGTAGTACGGCCGTTGCTCCATCCACGGACAAACTCACCTCGCAAATCAGGAAGGTTAGCACCAAATAACGCGACAAGGTTTGGTGATCCAGCGGTAGACTGGCCATTACATTCCAGCCAACCCGCCGGAACAGTAGATGTTCCCCACATTACAATTGTACCCGGAGTAATGGTTGTAGATACAGTGGCGTCCACATACCCCTTGCTTGCTGCTGTAGCTGCCGTAGACGGCGTACTGTTTACTAGCACCAACGGCCCAGTCATCGTGCCGCCTGCAAGTGGCAAAAATATAGACGCAAACAGATCTCTAATACCCTGAAGAGTGTACTTAAACAAAGACCCAGATCTTTCAGCGATTACATAGTCGCTCTCTTCAGGAGAGCCTGTAGTCTGCGCAGAGATAGCTCCAGGCAACAAGATCGCGTTATCGACATGGTCATTCAGGTTCTCCGCAGTCACTTGGTTAGTGCCAGCAGTAGGGTAATTGACGTATGTCGTTCCTTTTTGGATTTGTTGGCCGGGCATAAGTTACTCCTGAGAAATCATTGGTCTATTTGCTGCTATAGCATAAACAGCAACACTTTTCAAGGCTGGTCTTCCAACCACAAAATTAACCGTGCAAGCTATCGACGTTCCCCGAGCAGCGATACGGGGGCGCAAGGTTCCGTCTGAGGTGCCGCTAAAGCTGTACTCAAGGACAGTCTCGGTGGCATCTGGGTCGTAGGTAGTCGTGTCGAGTCGCACAAAGTCGTTGGCGACGTTGTTGAAAGTAAACTCACCTCGGCTAAACCGTTTCTCCGAAGTCCCGCCAAAAGCGTACTCTCTAGTCTTCACAGAAGCAGGAATGTGAACGAAGTTCTGTGTGCTGGCTATCAGCGTCGATGGTGTAATCTGAGACGACTGCGGAAACAGATTGAACGGCAGCACTGGCAGCGCGTTGGACGTGTTGAACTCGTCACCCTCGACCTGTTCCTCTGACAGGAACACGCCACCGTACTGGCCGGAGCCAGCAAAGTTGGTAATGATCATCAACCGGCGTTGATTGATATACGCGGACAAGATCAAGTTATCTGAGAATAAGCCCGTAGGATAATAGTCAATCGACTCCCAATTCTGGTTAAGCGTATTGTATACAAGGATCTTGTCGTTCCTAGTCGCCGTGCCTGTGGGCATCGCAATGTAGAAGCGGTTGCTGTAGTAGGTCGCTACTGAGTTTTGAACAGTATCGTAGTTAACACTCTCAAAGAAATCTGCAATCGGCTCACTTAGTGGCAGCGTGTTGCCCAGCAACTTCAGGTCAAGTTGGGGCGTCAGCATGTGTACGCCGTTAGCAGACAGGAAGAACACGAACTGGCCGGCAGCTACAATTGAACGTCTAGCCAAGCAGCCAATCTCAGTCGTTACTACTGTCGTGCTGCTGTTAACCCCAGGAGGCGAGTTGATGTCAAAGTTGTCAGTCTCTACAAAAACAACGTAGATGCTGTTGGTCATAAAGACCAAGAACTGGTCTTGCACCCACGGCAGCACCCCTACAATCGAGTCATTCCCGCCGGTATTGATGACAAAGTTGTTAAGCGTCGTGTCGCACTGCTCACTCAATATGTCGCTAACGAGCATCTGATAATCGCCGTACTTGAGAATGAGCCGGTTCTGAAAGTACAAACCAAAGTCAGCGCATGGCACAGACTGCGTGACTCCTGTCACCGTAGTACCATCTATTGCAAACTTCTGCTGTGCAAACGTAACTGCCGCTAGTCCATCCTGCCATACAAGCGGTGGCAGTCCACGGCGAGCGTTCCACCCTGCCTGTGTAGTCCGAGCAGCGTAAGTTACACCAGTATTGTTCGTGTACTGAAAAGTAAACGTGTTCGTACCAGTCACCGTAATGACGTAGCTGCCAGTAACGGCCTGTCCTGCCGTATCTGAGCCGTCTGTGCGCCCAATGGTGACCTCGTCGCCGGTAGAGTATCCATGCGGCAACGTCGTCGTGATTGTGATCGTGCCAGTCGCATTGTCTAGGATGTCACCGTTGGACTCAGTAGCAACAAACGTCGTCTTGTCGTATTTGCCACGGAAAATGTACACCTTGTTCAGCGCCGTCACTACGTCGCAGATACCACCAACCTCGATTGTCCTACCAGCAGGAAACAGGTATGGCCCGATCAAATCCTCGGCGTCCTGCCCCTGAGCAGGCTTGTACAGGTACAGCTTGTCCGTAAAGACCATCACAATGTTGTCGTGACCGGCAGCGTCAACGTACAGGCCAGAGCCAACCATCGTTAAACCGATAAGTTCAGTCTCGGTCAACCGCTTGGTGCCCTTGCGTGGCTGGGCAATTCCGCGTTGAAGCCGAGTGTTAAAGCTCGCTTGCAAGATGCCAGGCTGTAGGTTTGCAGGGTCGAGACGACTTGCAAATCCGATGAACATGTCATCACCTTCTGCCTGTGCTTCTTGTGCCATTGTTACTTAGGTGCAATCATCTTTCTTACAGCAAACACTGTAGGAAGCATGTAATTCTCGGACTCTGTTTCCGATTCTTCGCCTTCTCCAGCCAGTTTGCCAAGCTTATCAGCAAGCCTCTGTAGATCATCGCGAATCTCAAGCATACGCTCCCTATGCATGTCTTCCTTCTCGGAGTCATCCTCCTCTTCTTCCTCGTAAC